CATATTTTGGCACTGTATCGCGCGCACGTAGGAAATGCGAACGATTTGCCGAGGAGCAGCTTTTCGACGGCAATGATAGGGGCGCAAAATTCAGCCTGACGAATAATTATGAGGGCTGGAAAGACAAGCAGGAAATAGATCAAACTCTCCACGCAGATGGCCTGGAAATTGTGATCGGCAGCAAGAAAAAGGCTGAAGAATAGTACAAATATAGTACACATTTTGTTGCCTTAATACTCATTATGTGGTAAACTATCTATATAGTACACATAATTATACAATTGAGTATTGGAGGCGGTAAAATGGGCAGGAGGTTACCAAAGACAGTGACTGCCGAAGATATGCAAAAACTACTAAAGGAGCCCAACCGGAAAGCACCAACAGGCTTAAGAAATTACTGCATGATGCTTCTAATGTACCGGGCCGGGTTGCGTGTGTCTGAGGTTACGGGGATCCAATGCAACCAGGTGGATTGGAAACAAGGGCAGGCCCGGGTGATAGGCAATGGCGACAAGGAACGCCTTATACCCCTTGAACCATGGGTAATAGATGCCTTGGGAGTCTGGAAGAAGGTAAAACCGAAGTCTAAGCACCTGTTTTGTACCCTTGAAGGTGGGCAACTGAACCGTCGCTACATAAACGCAATGCTTGAGCGGTACAGTAAACGGGCCGGTATTGAACACGTTAACCCTCACGCCCTGCGTCATACCTATGCTACTGAACTTCTAGGTGATGGGTTCAATATCCGGGAGGTGCAGCAGGTTCTAGGACATGCCGACCTGAGCACAACAATGATTTATACCCATGTTAACCCGGTAGAGCTACGGGCCAAGATACAGGCCAGGAGGGGAATGTAATGGGAGGATGGAGACCGGGGGAAGTAGATAGACTTGCGAAAGCACTGGAGAAAACCGGAGGCAATAAAGATAAGCCTAAAAATATTCAGCAAGATGTATTGACAAGAATTTGCGCTGATTGCGGAGTGTCAATAACCCATAGGCATCCTTCAACTAAAAGATGTGAAAACTGTGCAACCAAAAGAGAGCGTGAATCATCAAAAAACAGCTTATATAATGGCAACGGAAAAAGGAGAAAATGGGGCGACAAAATAAACACAGACTTTAAAAGAGCGGCCCATGACGCACAGGGTCACGCCTGTATTATCTGTGGATGGTTAATACCCGGCGCGGACTTTGGTGGTTGCATTGCTCACCATATCATATCTGTCAATGATGGAGGTAGTAGTACAATAGATAATGCCGCTGTGTTGTGTCCGAACTGTCACGCCAAGGCACACCATGGAATTATCTCGGAGAATTTTTTGTTCTCAAGAGCTAGTGAAGCGTTTGAAACAAGGCCAACCGTAGAAGAATTAAGAGACGTAATTAACGATCTGAGTAGTAAGCGAGCGCAGATACAGAAGGATAGGGATGAGAAGAAAGAGCGTAAGCAGCCAAGAAAGCCTCGTCCTCCAAGAGATAGAACATTGGGTGATTTTATGTATAATATCTTAAAAAAATAAGCCCTTCGGGGCTCTTTTTGTTGGTGATTCTATGCCCCCTAAAAAAATCTACATCGACGATTCGCTACTACCGGACCTAACCAATGACAAGTACCTGCCACTATACTCTAACCATGACAGGTATTTAGTCCTCTGGGGCGGAGGATCATCGGGGAAAAGTTTTTTCTGTGCAGAGAAGATAGTCTACCGTATACTAACAGAGATCCCTCACAAGTTCCTCTGCATCCGCAAGGTAGCTAAGACCCTACGTGAATCGGTCTTTGCCGAGTTGAAGCGGGTTATAAGCGAGTGGGGCCTGGATAAATACTTCAAGGTCCCGAAGGGTGCCAGCTCAGACCTGTACATCACCTGCACCCTTAATGGCAACGAGATCCTTTTTGCAGGTCTTGACGACGTCGAGAAACTCAAATCTATCGTCGGCATAACCTCTATGTGGGTAGAGGAACCGTCCGAGTGCGAAGCTGAAGACCTACGTCAGCTGGATATCAGGATGCGCGGTAAGACCAGGCACTACAAGCAAATCCTGTTCAGCTTCAACCCGGTCTATATCACCCACTGGCTTAAAGATGAGTTCTTCAACGCGGATAAGCCAAAGTCAAGCTGCACCACAGTACATAGCATCTACAAGGACAACCGGTTTCTTGACGATGCGTCCAGGGTAGTCCTGGAGGGCTTCAAGGACACCGACCCGTACTATTACATGGTTTACTGCCTGGGGCAGTGGGGCGTAGTAGGAAAGACCATCTTCGACGCTCAAAAGGTAACGGAAAGGCTGTTACATCTCCGCAAACTTAGTCCTCTTAAAGAGGGCTATTTTGTTTACGAGTATGTCAACGAAAAGATAGTCGATACCTCCATCAAATGGGTAGATGAGCCTGGCGGCTATGTCCGCATCTACGAGGATGTCAAGCCGGGTTATCCCTACGTTATCGGCGGTGACACTGCCGGGGAGGGCAGCGATAACTTTACCGGCCAGGCGATCAACAACGTCACCAGCGTACAGGTAGCAACGCTAAAGCACCAGTTTGACGAGGACCTTTACGCCAAGCAGATGTACTGCCTGGGGAGGTATTACAACGAGGCACTGCTAGGGGTTGAGACTAATTTCAGCACCTATCCGGTCAAGGAGTTAACCCGGCTAGGCTATCCCAAGCAGTTCATGCGTGAGACTGAGGACAGCATCACGCACAAACTCAAAAAGGTATTCGGCTTCCAGACAACCAAACTGACACGGCCTATTATCATATCTATCCTGGTTCAACTGGTTAGGGAGCATGTCGAACTGTTCAACGACGTTAATACCCTTGAAGAAATGCTTACCTTTGTCCGCAACGAAAACGGCAAGGCTGAGGCGCAGGATGGCAAGCATGACGACCATATCATAGGTCTCGCTATTGCTTACTACGTCAGGGATCAGCAAACCATGTCTATACAGTTAGAGTTAGAAGCAAGGCCAGTAAAGTTACTCGACAAACTAGGCGTTAGAAAGACTGCCCCGGGTTGGCAGACGCTATGAGGTGGTTAAATGGGCATCATCAGCACCGCAAAGAGGGTGATAGGTAAATTGACCAACAAAGTAACCGGCACACTGGCCTGGGATATGTCAAGCAAAGAAGCCAGGGAAACTCAGGTACGCCGTGACTACGAGTTTGCAAAGACTGAGAAGTCCGAGCAGACCGCTAAAATGACAACGCTTAACAACTACTATAACAATAAGCCCTACTCTAAGGACCAGATAACCGAGTTGGCGCAGAAGTACGGGTGGAACTTCATCCCTCCGGCAATCCCTTACCCCTTTATGCACGTTGAAAGCCAGATTGACAGCACAGTACCCCAGCACCAATTCAAAGGCCGTGACGACGACCTAGACAGCGCCAGGGCCAAGGTTAGGGAACAGGTTGTAGACTTTATCTACTACAGCAACAAGATTACTGAGCTTAACCTTGACAATGAGCGTGCGCTGAAAGAGCTCGGGAACGCCTTCTGGAAGGCGGCCTTTGATGGATCTATTCAGGTTACGCCGTTTGTCAAGGGCGATATTGTTGTTGGCAATCCGGACCCGGCCAACATCTTCCCGGATCCTTCGGCCTACGAGATTGATGATTGCGAATGGGTTATCTACGCCTTTAGAATGCACAGACGCAAGGCACGGCGCGTATTCGGCAAGATCGTTGATTCCATCACCAGCGACAGCGACCACAGCGACACGGAAATTTACGACAACCAGAAGCGCAGTATTGATGATGACACGATGCTTGTCGTTGAATACTGGTATAAGGACGATGAGGGAGATATTGCCTGCTCAGTGCAGATAAACAATGTTGAAGTCAAACACATCAAGAAGTATTGGGCCAACACCCGTTTTTCCGGGAATAAGATGTACCCAATCATCAAATACCACGACGTTCCAGTCAGGAAATCCTTCTGGGACCGCGGCGAGATTGAGACAATTAAAGACCTGTCTGACGCGGCCAATAGGGAGTTTTTTACAGCAATTCTTAACGACACGTTCTGTGCTAACGACATTATTGTATACGAGAAAGATTCCCTTGTCAGCGAGGCGTCTACCATCCCCGGGGCGCACTGGATAACCAAGCAGGGCATGGTGAACAGCGTCAAGCGCCTTGGTGGCGTGAGCGCAAACGGCGGGCTCCTGGGCATGATTGAGTTTATTCAGGACCGTATGGAGGACACCAACGGCAACTATGCGGCCAAAGGTGCAGAGCCTACCAGGGTAACAACGGCCTCCGGGTTTGCACAACTTCGGGAAGACAGGGAATCGCGCAACGCGGTGAAGAAGGCCGGCCGGCTTGAAGGCTTCGCCAGGCTTGCGGAACTTTGCGACTGGACGGCGCTGGAGTTTTTTAACCAGGACCGGGTTATCCTGATACGCGGCAAAAAGGAGGGGGAGTCCGATACCACTGTAGACTTTAACAGCGACAACGAGCGTATCCCGAGCAAATACAAACTTGACCCCATGACCGGTGAATCTGCGCCGACAGAGTTCTATTATCCGAAGATTGATGTGGAGATTACGGCTGGCGACGGCATTCAAAAGTCCAAGGCGTTTACGCTTGCGGCCACACAGGAACTTGCGAAAATGCCGATTACGCCGGAGAATCTTGGTATAGTCAACAGTA